CAGTAAAGGTGCAAGGCTAACTGATGAGACCTGATTGGTCGAAACCATCTTTTTTCCCCGCGAATCGAGATGGTCTTAGTCAAACAAAATTAGGAGGGACTATGAAAGCATTAAACAAAAGAATAGAACAAGCAATAGCAACAAGAATGGAGCCTAAAGGATGGGGTGAGAACCCTGACGAACTAGTCAAAACAAACTCAGGTCAAATTCATGTCACACCAAAAGAACTGGACAAGATTATTAGAATGCAGAAATGTATTAGTGTTTGCGTTTACATTAAGACTGATGGATATACAAAAGAGTCTATCGATGAGGATAAGTATTATCCAAATGTCTTTACCAAATATTTGACCATAACCAAAAAACAAGCAAAAGAAATTGTAAAAGATATGATCAAAGATGCTGAAGAATATTCAAGCAAGGAAGACAAGCTTATCGAAATTAGATTATCTGCTTGGTGGTCAGATGATGGGCGTTTCTCGCTAAATTTCTAGGCTAACTGAAGAGCTCTCAATGAGCGAAACTCCCTACGGGGAGTCTTAGTCAAACAAAATTAGGAGGGACTATGAAAAACTTAAATACTAAAACTGATGCCCAAGAATCTTGGGAAAGAGAAATGGTTATTGCTACTGAGATAATGGGCAAGGCTGAACAACAGGGAGCAGATGTTCTTGAATTTGGGGACACTAACTTCTTGAACTATGTTGAGCTCAAAAGATCATTTCATGAGCAAGCCATGGACATGGTCAAGTGGATCACCAAGGAACTATCCAAGGATCATGGTCTAGTTGAAGACTATGCTTACTTCATGGATAAGGGCTACACCATCAACAAACCAGATAGATGGGATTATAGATCAGCAGTCTTTGGTGATCTTAAAGAAGCTATCCAGAATAATGCTGAGTACGATGTTTATGAGATCGTGCAGAAGTGGGATATGTGGTATCACTCTTAGGCTAACTGATGAGCTCTCAATGAGCGAAACTGCCAGCAATGGCAGTCTTAGTCAAACAAACCAAAGGAGGGAATATGACTTACAAAGAAGAGATAGCAAAAAGGAATAGGGCTACCTATATTACTTTTGCTTTAATCATGGCAACACCAGTTGTCTTATCAATTTGGTTAGCAATAGCCTTAACTAACGGAGGGCAATAATGGATATTAATACTTTTGTAGAAAGATATAAGCCTATTGATAATCATCAATCAAATGATCACAGCTACTTCTCAGAAGATGATCAAGAGAAAGCTTTTGAGACTTATGGTGAAGAGCTTGATTTTGTTTTACAGCAAGACAATAGATATGTCTGGACTATCTTAGATGATGGCACTGTTCAGAATGGCTACTGGCTTGTCAATAGACTTGCTTATCTTGTATGTGAAAACAAGTGGGAGCTTGATAGAGGGCATATGGAATTTAGTTTATATGAGGAGGGTGACAATGGATAATTTCACAGCTGTAGGTATTGCAGAGGGATTCATCCCAGCTGATCATGAGGATCAAGTTAGAGAGGCATGGCAACACTTAGTTGACACTGGTCTGGCTTGGCAACTTCAAGGCTGGTTTGGTAGAACTGCAATTAATTTAATAGAACAAGGTTTAATAACACAAGGAGGTGAATAATGAGCCTACATAATCAGAACTCTAAATTTGTTTCTTACTTTCTAGATTTTTATCGTGATAGTGGAGATGACATAACACCCCTAGAGGCGTGTAAATATACAAAAATGTATAAAACAAATTTTCCTAATCTTTGGGGCGGTGGAGACAGCCTAGACAGAGAAAAGGTTTATGAATTATTTTTAATGGGTAGGGCAGATGCTATTACCAAAGAAGTCAAACAAATCAGGGGGGTGAAATAATGAAAAGGGTTGAAATAAAATTAATTGTAGATGTGGATGTGACTGATGAAATGGTTTGTCCCAGTGGTGATCATTTAGAAGAAAACTGCGTATTGAATGCAGTCAACAATGATTTTTTTATGAATAATGTTGAAATATTAAAAGTACAGGAGGTGAAATAATGACAACAGAAAATTTACAAGAATTGCAAAAGCAATTCAAGAAAATGAAAAAGACATACATTTTAGAATGTCATACAAAATATGGGGTTGATTATAAATTATTTAAACTAGAAAAAAGCCCTACTAAAAAACAAAGTAAATATTTGCATGATTTTTGGCAAAGAGAATGTGCAGAAATGTTTGGCATGACTTTAAAAGAAATAAAAGAAGATGATCGAATATTTACTGAATGGTACGGGGAAGGTCTTGGAAAACCAATCGGAACAATACCAAGTGCATTATAGGAGGTGCAACAATGAAAACAATAAATAAAAACATAAGAAGATGTCTAGATCGCATACACGAAATTGATCTTGAGTATGACAAGAAGTTTGACAAGCTTGACTCTGAAAGAATCAAAAAGGTACAAGTTTATTTTGACTTGATTCGTGAAGAACAAAAGAAATTACAGGAGGTGAAATAATGAGTGCGTTTTTATGTAATGCTGATCATATAGGTGAGATGAGTAAGTTCTTTGCTAATGGTAGTGTGCCAATGGCTAGTGATGATCTTGTGACTCATGCCTATAACATGGTGACTAGGGAGAAGATTTCTTTTTCTTCCCCGCAAGAGGCGGCTGAGATATTAGCCAGAGAGAATATCAAAAGCTTGCAGGCTAGATATCCAGATAGCTGGAAGGGTTTCTTTACATGGAACCCTGAAGGCAAGGATGGCGAGTTTGATGAGAGTATGATCCTACTCTTTGTTAATCAATGCCAAGCTAAGACCAAAGGATATCCTAGGGTCAACAAGAAGGAGCTCTACGGCATGATCAGTTGCTACAGGTACCAATCCTGCGAGGATGATAACTGGGTCCAATCTGATGCTTACTGGTTGACTCAAAACTTGAAGGATATTGTTTCCAGAAAGCTTATTGGTGATGTTGATATGTGGGAATATAAAGCAGAGGAGGATGTTGCATGATTATTGATGGAAGTTTTGAGTTAGACTTTGTTGACAAAGGAACGCCACACTATGGCATGAGCACTGACTACGATGGGTTCGAACCTTTCTGGGAGGTTCAGTACCTAAGCAATGGCAATCTGTGGACAGGAAGCAAACAAGACTGCATTGAATGGATGGCTGAGCATTACATAGATCATTTCAATGAAGAGTCAAACACTGAAGCTGAGGCTGAAAAAAAATCTTTAGCTTGGGTCAATAAGTGTTTGAAAAAAGCTGAAGCAGAGGAGGTGGCGTAATGGTAAAGTTATGTTTAGCTTCAGTGTCTGGCGATATGTCAAAATTTGGCATAAGTTCTACCAACAAGATCATACCAATAGATTGGAAAGATAGGCACAGAATAGTAAAGTTCTTAGATGCCCAGAACAAAAGAGAAATTGCACATATGGTTTGTTCAGACTTTGGAAGCTCTGTTGTTCAAAATAGGTCTAAAAAGTTTTGGAAGCTTTTTCATGAACTTAAAGACTCTGGTGTTTTTTCTTGTAAGTGGGATGCCAGAACAGTTTGGAGCATGGAATACTATTATGAAGACGAGCTTCAAAACTACGAACCATGGGAGGTGGCGTAATGACTTGTTCAGAATGTGGCGGCAACTCCAGAGTTGTAGATGTACGCAAGTATGTTGACGGATCAGTTAACAAACGCAGACGGGAATGTCTGGTATGTAAAAGAAGGTTTACTACATACGAGGAGGAGTATAAAAAGAAAAAGTAACCTATGATTTGAAGAAGCGGGGTAATTACTCCGCTTTTTTTTGTCTTTTTGAAATGTCAAGACTGTTATTCATTTTTCTTTTTGATAAGATAGAGGGTTCCTATGTTAGTAAAAGAAGCAATTATAAAAATAGCCAGAGAGCTGAAAGATCAAGAAGAAAAAATCTATCAAGACGGTAAGTTGTTTAATGGCTACCCAGAAGATTTAAATCAAGATGATATTAAAAAAGCTATGGTGGCTATCGCTTCTGTATCTGATGCAATTGTAAATCTATATTAAGTCAATCTCTTTAAAAGCATCTTCATAGTTGTTGCCTAGTTTAGACCATTCACTGTCACCACTAAGTTTATAAATCCATCCACTTACTTTATGTTTCTTTCCATAAGGATTCTTTGGCACCCATCTTAGGCTTACCCTGTCATATCCTTGTTGCTGAAACCTTTGTATAAGGTCTTCTTTCTTACTCATAGTAATTAATGATAAGTTATATCATGATCATCGTAAACTAAAACTTCATTAAGTTCACCTATAAGATCAAGCCCTATATCATCTAAGATTCTTTGTGCTTGTTGGTGGTCTTCAGCGATTATTAGAAACTGTTGTGGTTGTTGTTCGTCTTGGGTTATTGACCCATAATATACCTTCATTTTTTAGGTGGAGTTTTTTTACTTCCCCCCGATCCAGCCCAGAGCTTCTTCCTCGCCCAATAGTTCGCAGAGAACTTATCATTCTTTGTAAGCCCGCCTGATTTGTTTTTGATTCCTGCGGATCGTGCAAGATAAGACTTCCTAGCTTTACTAGAATAATTATGCCCATAATCTTTATGCCCAAATCTGACAACTTTAATTTCATTACCTTTTTTTGCTAGCACTTCCATTTTGTGCTTGCTTGATCCTGTGTTTCTTCTTGGCTTGTTAAATCCTGGATATTTCTTACCTCGATACATAACACCACCAGAGACTCTTTTTGTGTCTTTAGTTGTTGCCATTATCTTTTCCTCCCCTTGTGTAATCCGTGTCTAGCATGCTGTTTACCTTTTGCGGTTGCTTTTCTTTTTACCCGATTAGCCTGTGCTAACTTTTTTCTACCTTTAGCTGTAGATTTAAGTTTTGCTATTGTTCTTGCTGGAGCATAGACTTCGCCAGTCTTACTAGATTTCTTTCCACTAGCAGTTCGCCACTTCTGCTTGGTCCACATTTTAAGTGATTTCTGTGATTTTTTTAATGGCATAATGTTAAATAAGTGTAATTATTTTTTAATTGCTTTTCTTTTTGCATTTGCTTTTCTTCTAACTCTAGATGTTTTTCTTTTTTGAGTTTCTTTTTTCATTATTCGTTGTTCATGTCTGTTTAGTGACCACTCTATAAACTTATCAAATAATCTTCCAATCATTTTCTATAACCCCCGCCATTTGCTTTGTATTTTTTGGCTAACATTTGTGCTTTTCTTGCTGACCACTGACCAGCTCTACCACCCTTTGACCCAGCCTTAATTTGATTGAATAATCTTTTACGCATTTCTGGTTTGGTATAGTTGCCAGCAGAATTGACCGTAGACTTTTTCTTTGTAGGCTTGCTACTTTTTCTTACCACTTCCTTTTCTCATTTTTTTAAAATCAGCACCTGTTATTTTATTTCTAGGCTTTGCAACCTTGGCTAATTTTTTTTGTTTTGGAGAATACTTTTTAAAAGGCATTACTTCTTTTTACCTTTTTTAGTTTTCTTTTTTTTTGGTTTTCCATAACCCATTTTTTTGCCATAGCCCATTATTTTTTCCTCCAAGAATTTTTTGCTTTTGTTTTAGATTTGTTTGACAGTTCTCCAAAATGAAAAAGTCTTACGCTGCTAGAACTATGTCTTGCTCCAGAGTGCAAAGAGCCATCTGGCATTTTATGCGTTCCGCCTTTGTAAATAGTTCCATCTTTTTTGTAATGATTTACGCCTTTCATTTTTTTCTAAATATCCTTATCACTCTATGATAAACCATGTCTTTCATACCCTTCATGGTTTTATTATGTTCTGGCAATTCTTCCCATGCTTTTTTTCTTTCTTCCCGAGTTGGAAGGTTCGCAATGGTTTTAGGAATAGCCATCTGCATACTTAAAAGATACACCAAATCATGAAAGTTTTCATCTATATCAGACATATAGTTAATTCTCTCTTGATGAGTTTTTAGTAAACTTATTTGATTGGCGTAGCGTAGCGTATCTATTTGACCTGTTTGATCAACGTGCTTCACTTGTCAGAATACTCAAGCTCAAGCAGTAGTTCTGCATAATGAATTATTTTCTTAACATCGTCTATGCCGTTCTTATCCTTGTGCCTAACAGCGTATTTGATAATGTTAGACTCACAGTAATTAAGTTCATTGGCTTGAGCAAACTCTACTGGTTGTATTTTATATTTTTTGTAATGGGTCCCGCCTACTTGTTTTTTTGTTGCTGACATTTTTCTTTCCTTTTTTCTTTTTTATTACCAAAAATTCTTTCATATCCTTCATTGTATTTTTTTTTATTTGATACCCTGTCTCTATCTCCCTTTCCACCATGCCAAGAGCCAAGCCTTTCTCTGTTTGTCATAGATGCACCTTAATCATTTTCAATTAACTCTTTCAACCTTTCTAATAAGTTGTATTGATTGCCATATCTCTTCTCAAACTCCCTTTTAAAAGGATGTCTTGAAACATACATATCATTGTTAACACCTTCTCTATGATGTTTGTAACAAAGTGGCAGTGTTTTAAAATGTGCTTCAGGTTTTGTTTTACCATCAATATGATGTATCTCTGCTGGGCTGTTGCATTGATAAAAAAGTTTGCAGACAATACAGCCAAAGTTAGATATAGAATCCATCCATTGTTTTTCTTTTTTATTTGGTGCTCTGCCTTGCATATTCTTTAACTAAAAATTTATTGTTTTGTAAAACATATTGATCAAAATCTATTTGATCTTCATTATACTTTCTTCTTTCAGACTTACACTCTTCATACATCATTCTACAAAAATCTTTAAAGTTATCATGCTCCATATCTATTTCTCTCCATTCTTAAGTTAGCCATTTTTGTACGCCACTCTTCAAACTGCATATCTACAGCAGACTTTTCTGTTTGTAATGCATCTAGTTTTGCTTTAGCTTTAGCCACTAGCATTGATGCTTCGTAATACGACTCTGTAGCTTCAGCTTTTGATTTCTGTGCGTTGTATGATCTTTCTCCATCGTCTTTAGCTTGGCATAGCTCTACCCAGAATACTCTTTTGAGATTTACCTCTGCCTTAAGTACGTTTACCCTAGCCTCTGATATAGTTGGTATTATATCTCTTAGCTGTTGATGAAAGTTTTCAGATGATTCCATAGTCTTTTTTCCTTGTTTGTTTTTTCCCGAATGCCTCCTCTTCGGGGTCTAAAAATTTTGATGTAGCTCCATCGAAGGCTAAGTTAAAGTCACCCGTTTCACCTAGGCGATTTTTTCTAACAATTACTTCAGCCAGTCCTGTGTTTAGAGAATCATAATATTCTTCTCTGTATAACATTATAACCATGTCAGCATCTTGTTCTATAGAGCCACTATCTCTTAAATCTGAAAGGACTGGTCGTTTGTCCACTCTCGCCTCCACACCCCGATTTAATTGAGACAACGAGATTACTGGACAGCCAACGTCTTTAGCCAGCCCCTTCAGAAGATTGGAGATATAGGTCATTGAAGCCGCCCTGCTATCTGAATTACTTGGTGCTTTATTAGAAGTCATAAGTAATTGCAAGTAGTCAACGACTATTAGGTCTATATCTTTGATAGATTGTATTGCTTTTGTTTTGTTTACAAGCGTTTCAATAGTTATTGGTGACTTGTCATACACATATAAATTTGAATCAGATAGTTTCTTTTCAATATCATTAAACTTATTCCATTCATCTGGTGTAAGATTTCCTGTTAATAAAGATTTCATTGAAAGATTAGACTCTGAGCTAATTATTTTTTTAATCAACTGTTCGTTAGTCATCTCTAATGAAAAAATTAAAACTGTTTTGCCCTTAAGTATATTGTTTGTTGCAATATTTAAAGCCCATGTTGTTTTACCCATTCCTGGTCTACCAGCAACAATAATAAGATCACCATCTTTAAAACCATTTAACCTTGAATCTATATTATGAAAACCTGTCTTTATTAATTTTTGTTCAATAAGATTAGCGTCTTGTAGCTCTTGCTTTACAACAGACAAAATATCTTTAACTGATTTTGGTGACTCAGTATTTTTTGTAATTTTGTTTTCAATCAGCAATTGATTAACCTGATCAACCTTTTGCTCAATTGTTATTTTGTCTTCTACTATTTCAGGTATCTTCAAGGAAAGCTGCATCAACTTGTTGTTAGCGGTTTTGTCATGCATTGCTTTAATCCAATGTGTATATCCAGCCGCACTAATACAATAAGCTGATGCCTGTCTTATATCATCAAAAACAAAATCATCGCTTATATTGTTTCTCAAGGTGACTATGTCTGATGCTTGGTTGTCTATCATTACCTCATATGCTTTTTTATACGAGCTGTTCTCAAAGTCTTCTGGCAAGAGTCCCTCCTCTTGTGCTTTCATAAACCTCTTATGATCAAGAACCATAGCCCCTAATAAATTTGCTTCCAGTTCATATATTTCTTTATCCATGTCTCCTCTCTATAATTGCGTCAAACTGGTTAATCCCTAGCATTGTTCCAAGTGTTGGCTTTCCATTCCAAAAAGATCTTATCCATTTCTTATGACCTTCTGAGTTAGCTATTTCAAAATATGCTTCCCAAAAATCATTTGATGTGAAATCTATTTTTCTCCCCGTTTTAGGAGAGACATATCCTTTTTTTGATTTAGCTATTTCTTTTAGTTTTTTATAAGGCACTACATATTTGTGAGCGTTTTGTGAATGAACATAAAATGCTTGATCACATTTGCTTTTAAAAATTTCATTTATCAAATCAATATCTAATATAAATTCATTTTTAGTATAAGCTTTAGTATTGTAGCCACCTCCCGACCCCCCATAGGCGTCTGCCGACCCCCCTAGTATTTTGTAATAATTGCTAGTATTTTTTCTTTGGTCCCATTCTATGTGACCCATGTCTCTAAGTTTCTTTAGATTATCTTTTATAGCTGTGAGGGAAAGCCCAGTAAGTTCAGTCAACTTTTTATGGGAGGGATAAGAACAACCAAACTCATCTGAGTAATTAGCCAGAACAATAAGCAATAGCTTTTGTGTTGAATTAACCTCAACCCGTAAAACTTTTGTAATGTATTCAAGCGACATATTTTTCCCTCACTTGCGTATATTAACTTTAATTATTAATCATTGTAAAGTATTGTTTTTAAATTAATAAAAGTTTACAATTCATGCAGGAGGTTTATATGAGTAATCAAAAAATATATACAGCACTTAAAAATGTGCAAAACTACATGTATCAAAACCCAATTGCAAAAGAGGGCGTTAATACATTTCAAAAATATAAATACAGGGGTATTGATCAGATCATACAATCTTTTTCAAAACCACTGCATGACAATAATGTTCTAACTTTGGTTCAGCCTGATCTTAAGGTATCAACTAAATTTCTAGATGATGGTAGATCAACATTAACTAGAATTGTTGGAACCCTTAGATTTATTTGTACTGAAGATGGTTCTTTTGTAGATAGGTCTTATGTGGGACACAGTAAGTCCCAACAGGGAAAAGATTTAGAATCTGCAAGATCTTTTGCATATCGTAACGCACTGTTAGAAACATTCTGCGTACCCTTTGAGGGAGTGGTTGAGCCTGAGCTTGAAGGAATTGATCAGAGCTTTCCGGCGGAAGAGGAAGATGAAACAACAAGCATGGTTGAGGACTTTACTAAAGAAATTAAAGCATGTGCAAACAAGGAAAAAGCAAAAGAAATTTATAAAAAGTATGAAAAGGTAGCCAACCTTAGTGGTGACGATGAAACCAAGAAGCAACTTATACTAGCTTTTACAAAGGTTTATAAAAATGATTAAGCAAGGAACGCCTGAGTGGCATGATCAAAGAAAAAATAGAATTACAGGAACGAGGCTACCTCGTGCCGTTAAAGAGTGTATGTGGGCAAAAGGAGACCAATGGGAGGCTTTAGGTAGAGATATCTACAGAGAGGCTCACAACCTGTCTCAGGACCCTTTTGATCAAAGAGCTATGTTTGCAATAACATATGGTAGTGACCACGAGCCAGTTGCTTTAGAACAATTAAAAAGCATGGGCTACAAAATTACACAACCATCTTTTGTTGTGCATCCAAAACATGATTGGTTGGGAATGTCTCCAGATGGAGTAATTGTTTCTGGTAGAAATGGAAAAGTTTCTGCTGTAGAAATTAAATGCCCACAAACAAAGCCCGTCAAAAATGTACAAGAACAAAAAAGAAACTATTGGCATCAAATGCAAATGGGTATGGAGTGCATGGATATAGATGAAATGTTGTTTTTTCAATGGTATGAGCATGAACACTATCAAGAATGGGTTGAAAGAGATCCTAGATGGGCTGATATATATATACCAAAAGCAAAAGAATTTATGGATTGGTATGCAGATGCGTCTAAAGATCCAAAATATATTGCTATGTGGTCAGAAACAAAACAAGAACCAGGAGTCAACTACAAACCTGTTGATGATGATGACAATACATCACAATTAGCAGATGTACTTACCGAACTAAATGAGCTTAACGAAAGGAAAAGCTTGCTTGATAAAAGAAAGAAAGAACTTTCTGCCGAGGCTGTAAAAAAGCACGGAGGAGCATTTAGTACCTCAAGAGTGAAATGTCATATGACACAAGCTAGGGGTCGAATAAACTACGCCAGACTGGTAAAGGATCAGGATATTCCTTTTGACATTATGGAAGGCTATAGGTCAGAGGGCGACACCAGAATTTATACCAAACTACTGGAGGAATAAATGACTATTAATAAAAATGAAAAAAAATCAATTAGTTCAAGGATTAATAAATCTACTTACGATAAACTAGTGTCTGCCACTAAAAAGGCTGGTCATAGGTTTTATGATCGTAAAGTTGCTTATATGGTTAACAAGATTTTAGATGACTGGGCTGATAAGGAGAAATAAAATGGCAGAATTTGATAATAAAAATCGTGGTGCGATTTGGAAAAACGATAAAAAAGAAACTGAAAGACATCCTGACTTTAGGGGTGAGCTTAATGTGGATGGAGTAGATTTTTGGGTAAGTGCGTGGAGAAGAGCTCCAGGTGCTCCAGAAAAAGCACCAGCCTTAAGCTTTGCTATAACACCTAAAGATAGTCAGAGTATTAAACCAAAATCTAATGAGGTGTTTCCAAAGGACATCACAGAAGATGACTTACCTTTTTAGGAGGAACTATGGGTAAAATTGTAACGCCTGGTGGTGAAGAGGCTGTAAAAAATATCACCTTAAATGTGGATGGAGAGGCTAGAGAGTATGAAGTCGATAGCCTATCTAAAGAAGCAATTAATCGTTTGAATGTTCTTAACTTTCATTCAAGCAACATTATGCCTTTGCTTACTGAAATTATAAGGCTTGTACAATTAGGTAATCAAGTTGATCAGAATCAGCTTACGGGTCTTCTCCCAGAGAAGTACACGGTTGTACAACAAGCTGAAGATGCGGTAGAATCAGATACAAAGAACACAAATGGAGCTGGTTCATCTAAAGAAAGCAAATGAATGCAAAACTAGAAACGAGTCTCTCAGGTTCTGAGAGGCTCTCATCTGTATTAGGGGAGTCTTCCCTATCAGGGTCACCCTGTAATGGTGGAGTCTGCTCCACAACAATAGGCGATATTAGATGTAAGACTTGTGGTAGACACGAGGATGAAATCCGCCAGTGGAATAAACTTCCAGAATTAAAAAGAAAAATTATAAACATCAAGAATGCCGCTGAAGGTTATAAAATAAGGCAGGTGTCTTCTCAAGAAGATAGATGGAGGGAACTACAAAAATTGAAAACAATAGACAACTTGACTGTTGGCGATGTGATAAAAAGAATAACTCAAGTCGCTACCCATCAATCAGAAATGTATCCACAAGATCATAAATGCATAGCATTATTGAACAAGATAGCTGAGTCAAAACACAAGTTTAATGATATATCAGTGCAGTCAATAATGTCTGAAAATGACTACGCAGAAATTAAAAACAAGTTCGAGTAGAGCTTTTCAAAAAGATCTTCTAACTGGGCAAGAGTTAGAAAACAAGATCTTAAAATCAATTCATAAAAAATATCCTAGTGCTGTTCTGATACCAGGAAAGTTCAAACCTTACGACATATTTATACCAGAGAAAAATCTTAAAGTAGAAGTTAAGGTTGACTACAAGAGCCAAGAGACTGGCAACATTATTATTGAGCTGTATATGTTTGGCAAACCATCTGCCTTGCTTTCTACTGAGGCTGACTACTGGATCATACACACTGGCGTAAAAAACTTGTGGATAAAACCAAAGAAAATATTAGAATGTATTTTGTTAAATAATATAAAGGTTAAAGATGTTTTGGGAGAGGGAGACACTCAAACTAAAAAAGCTTGCCTTATTCCTATAAACCTATTTAAAAAATATGTTATTGACAATAGTGTGTAATACATGTTTATAATGTATACACAGAATATTTAATAGGGGAAAACAATGAATGGTTTAACAAAAAAAATTAACGCAATAAAAAAAGCTAAAAAAAAATCACAAGACCCTGAGTTTAAAAAAATATGGACTCAGCATGAAAAAATATTAGTTGCAAAAAATAAAAAATGAAAACATTAACTGACGCAATTAAACAATATTATAGATTTAATAAAATGGGTAAGAATGATTTTACCTATAGAAAATACTTTGAGCCATTGTTTGAAAACATGGACATTAAAGATATTACTAAAGAACAAATAGCTGCGGCTAGATCTGGTATTCAAGGAGCACCAGGAACAGTCAACAGATATTTAAACTACTTCCGTGCAATACTTATGTATGCATATGAAGAGTTAGGGTGGTTGGACACTAAGCCCATTATAAAAAGAGTAAAAGAGTCCCCTAAAAGAAATAAATATTTTACTCTTGAAGATATAAAAAAATTGCAAAAAGAGCTTCCCCCTCATTTGCAGAAACCATTTATATTTTCACTCCTCACTGGGGTTAGAATGTCCAACTGCTTTAATCTTAAATGGGCAGACATAAAACAAGATCAGATATCAATAGATGGAACTGAGACTAAAAATGGTAGAGGCTTATCAGTGCCTTTGAATGCTAAATGCAGAGAGCTCTTAGAATCAATTGATAGGTCTAGCCCTTATGTTTTCACCTATGCTGGTAGAAAAATGAACAGAGCTTCTAACACGGCTTGGTATAGTGCATTAGATAGAGCTGGTCTTAATGGATTTAGATGGCATGACATCAGACATACTTGGGCTACTCACCATGTACAAAACGGTACTCCTTTACATACGTTACAACATCTTGGTGGGTGGTCCGACTTCAATATAGTAAATAGGTATGCACACCTATCAAAAGATTATTTAAGCGATGCTTGTGAGGCAAGTAATACTCTGATATCTTAGTTACTTAAACCTTCAGCAGGGCTGGTTTTCATATTCATATTCCCTCGCAGTGGATGATCACTGGCTCTGCGACTTAATCTCTTCCAATAATTGGTCTTGCTAATTTGTTAAACTCTTGATGTAGCTCATTTCTTTTGCGTTCAATATCATTGATTATGTCAAAATATTTTAATCTATCTTTGTCTTTAAGTTTTTCAGCAAGTCTTTCTCTTTCATTTAATTTTCTTAATTGTGTTTCAAATTTGCTTAATTTTTTATCTAACACTAAGTATTCATTTTTAAAATTTCTTCTAGATTTAAAATCTTCCAATCCTTTTTTATCACCCTTGTCCATATATGATTTGTAACTAGTTACCAATCCTTTGCCTGGTTTGTCAGGTGTTCCCCTTAATAATTCCTTGTATCTATAAAATTCTATTGCATCAGTATAATTTTCTGGCTCTGCTGTAAAGATTCTTCCAAACGGTATTTCATTCAAAGTTACATCTCTGTTTATTCCCTGTGATACATCTACTGCTTTTTCTATTCCGTTATAAGATCTTTCTGCTGTTGTATACATTCCCCCAAGATATGACTGTAATAAATATTTAATAACATCTGGGCTGATATTTATTGATCCAGGATCTGCTTCTCCACCTCCCTCAATTCCAAGGGCTGGTAGGTCTACTTGATTTAACATTTTAGTAAAGTCTCTGTAAAACTCTTCCGTGTTTTTAAGTTTGGTGGATGATATTGGTAGCTTGCTTCCAAAGTATTGTTCTTTATATACAGGTGCTCCCGTCCACTTTTCGTTTATATAAACATCAAAAACTGGTTTAATAAATGAAGGCACTGCTGTTTTTCCTAGATCTACGCTTTCTCCACTGTATGCAATACCTACTGGAGAAAATGCACCAACAGCAATACCGCTTATGTCCTTGGCAAATTCAACACCAGATCTTCTTTCATAACCAGCTATGTCTTTTGTAGCTGTTTCCATACCCATTCTTCCCATGTTAAAGAAAATATTGTATCCATAAGGAAGAGGTATTGTTACAGCTACTGGCTTCCCATTAACTTTATAAGTTCTTGTTTCCCTATCATATACTGGTTTGCCTCTAGACCTCTTAACACCAGGCAGCATTATTATAAGATTTCTTTCTTGTTCATGTTGTGGAATCTTATCAATAAATAGTTTTCCATCTTCATCTTCCCCAGAAACCAGGGTGTTATACAGGGCAACCAAACCTCCAAAGCCTACCCCTCCAGACATAACATATTTTTTCGCTTTTGATATAGGTTGATATTTCATTTTTCCATTTGAATCAAACCTAAAAGGAACCATGCCTCTGAAAAAATTAACATTACCTTGAACAGCTGCGTTTGCAAAAACATAAAAAGCATTTACATAAGGTCCAAGCCTTCCAGATCTATTGAAGTTAATTGTTAGGTTTTTAGCTAAATTTGCTGCGTTTGCTATATCTGTTTTACTTGCTTTATCAATACCACCAGATTCTTTTACAAAAGATTTAAACACCGCAAATCTAGATGCATTTTCTGCAACATTGTTGACGCTCTCTACAAATCTTGCGGTTGAGTTAAAAATTTTAACTGGGTTTAGGGGTATTCCGTCATGTGCTTTTGATAATGTAAGCATTTCTTTTTGTATTTGATCTACATCTTTTGCATTTACATAACCAGTTTGACCTCCATTTTCTAAGAATGCTCTAAAATATTTAAAAGCCTCTGGATCTGTTTCTTTTAGTCTATCAGTTACATAACCATGTCTAAGCTCTCTTAGTGTTTTTACCATTGATTTTGGATTTAGTGCACCTTTTAATTGTTTACCTAAAGCTCTGCCATCTGCAATTTCTTTTTCAGCTAGTAAATTAAAATAACCAGTCTGATAATCCCTAGTAAAGTTAGTAACAACAAACTCTGGTGAGTAAGATGTATATAGAGCAGACAAGGTGCTAGTTATCCCACGCATTAATCTTATAAAAGGATTCATGGTCTGATTACCAAACTCATCCAAACCTCTTGCAAGTCTTTCATCTTTTATAACTAAAAACTTAGTCTTACCTTCTTCTTTAAAAGGTATTAAAGATTTTTCTCCATCCCATTTATGTGGCTTTTCAAACCTTTGGGCTCCTTTTATGTCCCATATATTTTTAGATGGGAACTGTCTTACTAGTGAAGCTAACTCCTTGTTGATTTCATTTCTTTCCCCGAGCACAGCTGCTTCAGATCTTCTTAATATTGCTTGCTCTAATGGATTTCCAGCCTCAGACTTTCTACCTTTAGCTTCTGGAATGATTGATCCATACAAAGATCTGCCGCCACCCTTTGGCTCAGGCTTACTGCTGTCTATAGTGTCAACAGCAAAACCTACCAAGGGAACATAGTATTGATAATTAGCATTCCAATCAGCAACAGTTTCTTCACTTACTAGATCATTCTCAATATAAGATTGTCTTGTTTTATTTTGGTATGCATTAAGTATATCAAAAGCTTTTAAAAGATTTTTACCCATTTCGTTACTAGGTTTAGCAACATCATTATCTGGATTGTATTCAATACCCATTTCATTAAGGGTGGTAACTGCTTGATCAGTAGAAATACCAGATCCACTATCCTTGTACTTATTTAGTACATTTTCTCTTTTGGTTATCTGTCCTTTAATAACAGGAATTCTTTTTGCATCAGTTTCTTCTTCTAATTGTTTTCTTAGCCCTGGTAATTCTTGTTCGTACTTAGAGTTTATAAATTTATTTCTTTCTGGTGCGTGTAGATTTTTTAGAAACTGGTTAAACTCAGCTTCTTTTATATTGGAGCTTTTTAAAAATTTTAATAAACCATCTACTTCTTTTACAGCATCGTCTAGTTTTGTTTTTACTTTTCCGTAGAAAGTATCAGTAGATCTAATAATATCAAGATCTTTCATACCTTCTGGCAAATATGGTTTTAGTTTACCCATAAAACCTTTAAGCCTATCAAGCTTATCTACAGCTAGCTCTTGTATGTTTGAATATTGTCTAAATAAAAAGGATGAATCTCCTTTTGTAAGCATGGACCCTATGTCGGGTACTTGAACTGTTTCAGAAAGATCTACTGGTTCTTGGATTCTTCTTTCAATTCTTGTTGTTGTGATTCCTGGGTCTCTATAGATTGAGTTGATTGATTCATCTCTTGTCCATCCATATTTTTCTGAGAGGGTTGTGTCGACTTCATCAATTCTTGGTTGTAACTCCCTGACGATATCACGAACCTTTTCTTGAAGATCGGGTCGTCCTTCGAGGCTAGTTTGCGGGTAATTTTCACCATTTTTATTCTGACTCCAGTCATTTGTCACATAGCCAAGAGCGGATCCTGCTTCTATGACTTCTATATTACTTGCTAATTCTACCTCATTTAATACCTTGTCTACAAGTTTTGAAAATTGTATATTGTTGATACCATCCTCTTGTGCAAAATTTATAAATCTTACACCTTTGGGTGCTGGTATTGGATTTAAATAGTTTTTTCCAGAAACCTTTTCCATAGCATCGGCTAGCGACTGTATCTCTTCATTTGTAACCTGTCTTCCTATTCTTGCTTCATGTATGTTTCTTTTAGATTTTGGAATGTTTGTTTGGTAAAAAGGCTTGTGATATCCAACAGCATCTTGTTTAAATAAAATTCCATACACAGAAGCATAAGCTTTAATAAGGTCTTCTGCCTCTGGCTGTATTACCTGATCTTTTGTCTTTCTTGCTTGTGGAACTGCTATTTCTATTTGAGTTCCAGGACTCAACTTGCCTTCGTAATATCCTGGTGCTTCAAACATTCCTGGCGACAATATGCCAAGCCTTTGGGCTATTATGTCATTACCATCTTGATCTAATATAGCTTTAGATGCATTTACGTGATATTCCTGAACTTGTTCATAAGGTGCTTCAAACATTTCATTCATATGATTGTTTGTTCTTCCTGGTATAGTTTCTGTGCTTATTTGACCAAGATTTTTTTGAATAGCATCTGAAAAATTAAAGCCAGCTTCTACTACCTCTGTCCCTTCCTCTCTTGCTTTCCCCGCAACCCATGCGGCTGCTTGAACTTGCTGTGGCTCCCAGCCTATTTCATCAGCAATTTTATTTATCTCTTCTTCTACAAATCTATACTCTGTTATGTTTACAGTGTCTTTACCGTATCCAAATAAACGCATCATCCATAGATCAACAGTAACTCCTTGTGCTCTACTTGGATCAATAACACGCATTAAATTATTGTAAAACTTATCTGTTTTCTTACCCTTCCACTCTTGCCCACCAAAGGCTTGCTCTAACTTTTTGCTCATTTCTTGCGGGTATCTTCCAGTTTCTATGGGCTGACCTGCTTTGTATTGATAATAGGCTTGTAATGCAAAAGTTGTATTAACATCTACACTTGTGCTTGGTGATGTAATTGCGATTGCTTGTGCTAACTTGTCTGCGTCTTCTATGTTGTTGTTAGTTATGTCTAGGATGGCTTTACTGCTTTCTTCATACCAGAATCTATTTGGCTCACCCTCTTTGACAAGACCTTTTACTTTTCTTCTTAAGGCACCAACTTTTCTTTGATTGTCTACTCCAGGAGGAGCTCCAACTATTTTTGGTAACTCAGATCGAATACGGTCCCTGTCTTCTGCTGTGGTCTCAACTTCCAACTCGCTTGTGGGCTGTTGCTCCTGATCGACTGATCTAGCAGAGATATCAGCTCCTCTTCTGGGAGGAACTTCAATACTTCTAGGGGCACGGGATGATTGAAAAGCCTGTAATACTCTTGCATTTTTTTCTCTAAGGCTGTCAACTGATATTGCATCATTTAATCTCTCTATAAGTGCGAATGTTTCTGGAGCATTTTCTCTCAAGAAATCTCTATTAGTATAATATAAAGAATACATTTGTGCGAATGTCTCAGCCTTAATTGTACTCATCAGGTTTTCATTTAATGTATTCATCTCAAAATATGACATAAGCTGACTTAAAGGATACCTAAGCATTGCTCCCTCGTGGTGTGCTTGTGGTTTATTAATATGAATGTTTAACGCTTCCATCATAACAGCACCACCGTCTGGGTCTGTTATTTGTAGCAAATTAGATCCATCTGCAACCATATCAATATTGTTTAAATTTGGAATATTAAACAGTGGAGATGTGGAAGATGCTGGTGTATATATTTGATAGCTTGACTTCATGTCTCTACCTAAACCAAAATCAATATGATGAGAAAGCTCGTGAACAAAAGTGTGTGTAAGCTGTGTCTTTGCCCCAAGCTGACTTGTGTAGTCAGATGTTTTCAAACCAATAAATGGGTTTAGTGCAATAGATTGTGTGGCAGGCTCATAAACGCCAAATGCTTGCACACCCTCTTGAGGGTCTACAGATTCAACACCTATATATCTAAGATCTGTAAATATGTCTAGCGGCATACCCATATTTAATAAGTCTATTGTTGCTTTGGATAAGTTATTTGATTCATCTAGACTAAGATCTCTAGTATTTCCAAGTCTTCTTGTATATATTTCTCTTGGTAATTGACCAAATTCTGGAATATTTTTTAATGTTCCTTCGTGAAATCTTCTTGGAAAAATAATTCTATTTCTAACAATGTCTAGCTCATCTTGATTGTATGTGTCATTTCTTATGATAGAGTTTTCTGGTAAGCCTTTTGTTTCCTCAAACTGCATACGCACTGTTTGGTTATAGGCTTTGCTGTCCTCTTTCATTTCCTCGCCAACAATAAAGTTTTTTACTTGTTTTGTCTCTTTTGATAAAGGATCTATAAAAGAAAAATCTTTAAAGTTTTCTGGAAACTTTTCATTTACCTGATTAACAATTCCTTCTTGTTTTTCTACCGCTATTCTTCCCTCTACTGGGTCTTCTAATCTTATAAAGTTGGTGTTTAAAAATGAGTCAGCCAAAAGCTCTTCTGCTGTAACTCCAGAAGTATAATTAGGATCTAATATATTTATAGTTGCTTTATCTATGGCTTCATAATTTAAACTAGAGTTATTTACCATAGCATTAAAGTTTTCTATAAACTCATTAAGTGCTGGGTTATCTTTATTTTGTTTTATATAGTTGGTTATCTCAGGAGAATACATAACCTCTCCCGTAGTTCTAATAGATGATATAGATCCTGATGCTATTAATGAAGCAAGAAAAGAATGTCCAGCGACATCTTGTAATACTTGAGCCATGCTTGGACCCTCATATAGTGGATTGTTCCTATTGTCATAAGCTGTTCTTAAGTCTGACTCTAAGTCAAACATAGCTGTATTGACCTCTTGTAAAACACCATTTATAACTTCCATACTGGTATCGGTTGCAACATCTACAAAACCATTTTGCATAATTTCTTTTGCAGTTTTGTTGCCTACTGGTCTTAAATATCTGAACACAGGCAATGCTTCGGTTCCAACTTCTAACAAGCCCTGTATATTTCCATAAGCTAAGGATGTTTTGTGATCCTTTCCTTGTCTTTTTGCTTCTGCGTAACTTACAGCCTGAGTTTGGAGTCCAAAATAACCAAGTGTTGTTGTCGCTGTTGGAGCTGTTAACCTTCCCCCGCTTAAACCGTTTGCTACCATTGCTGTTGTAATTACAGCCATTGACTCTAATCCACTAGATACTGTCCTTCCGTATTCTCCAAGATTTGAATCACTTTGTCTTTTGTTTATTTTTTTATTAATGTCAGCAATTGCTTTTTGTGTGTCCCTTCTTAAACCTTGCATTTCTTTTTCGTCTGCAAGTTTTTCTTCTTCTGACATTTCTGCATATCTCTTTGCCATAAATGCCTGCCCAAAATGATCATAACCCCCACCAGCACTTATTGGTAATTGAGTTGTTGTTTCACCCTTTAATTGAGAAAAAGCGTCTTCGGCAGCCTGTTCTTTCCAAGACTCCCACATTATCTTTGAGCGATCTATTAAATTTGCGGGTACATCTCTTGCTGCATCCATGGTGTATCTTAAAGTTTCAAAAAATGCATCTGGGTATCTTTGATCAGCCTCAAAGTTATAAGCCATGATAGGCTTAACTGTTGTTTCTGCCGCTATTTCAGCAGCTCTTAGTTTTAAATTTGTAGGTGAACCAATACCTTTAAGAGGGTTTATCCAATTAAAATCTTCTGCGGTTTTTTCTTGTATAGGCTGTTCAGGATCTTTTTGATCTTCTTCTTCCTCAATCAAAGGATCTGGTATTTTAATTCCCGCTAAAGGATCATCATATCTAAATTCTTGTGCCACACTACAAGCCTCTGGATTTTAAGTAAGCGGTCATAAACGCTAAATATTTATCGTCATCTAAGGATTCCCATGTTCCTGCTTCATAACCAGCTTGCTGAAATGCAGCTGCTGCCTCTGTTTTTATAGTTTCATAGTTATTAATTTTTTTAGACATAATGTCATCAAAATTTTCTTTCTTCGTATCAAATCTAAATACGCTGCCATTAAGCATATAGAATGGCTGTCTTCCATCACTAAATTGTGCAAGATTGCCATAAGTAGAATATAGATTTGCAATCTCAGCTGTAATTTTAGCTGGGTCAGCATATTTCATGACTAAGTCATCTTTAAACTTATCTAAGCTTTCTCCCTCTCTAAGGTTATAAACAGAATCTCCAGTCCCATCATCTATTTTTTCTATATATTTTTTAGCTAAATCTGTTTCTTTTAAATATAAATGTCTATAAAAAGCATTATCAGGATCTAGTAAGTCTGCCTCCCTTGCTGATTCGGCACCAGAAAAAACATTACCAATATAGGTTTCGCCTTCTTTTTTCATTTTACGATGTTGCTCTACTTGTGCATTAATTAAAGATTGATCACCTTTATAATTTACCATGCCCTTAGCTGCTTCTTTAAAAACTCGATAGACACTAGGATTATTGACTGCATACATTGCAAAATCTTTTTCTGCCGCAACTCTATCTACAACATCTGCAACAGATACCGCCTTAGCGTCATCTCCTTCCATGTCTTGTCTAATTTCTTTAGAGGCTCTTGCGTTGTCTGGTAAATAAGACATTTCTTCTACAAGGTCATCTTGTCCCTCGTACTTAACCATAAACTTACCACCAACTAAGAGGTTTGGAGTTCCCTCTATTGCATCAAAGTCTCCTGAAAAAGAAACATTTTCTATTATTCCTTTTTTGCCATCTTTTGACACAAAATTCTTACCCTGAAAAAGATTTAATCTTTCTTTAAATATTGTACTTAGAACATCAGAATCTTGTTCAACAATTGATACAAAATCACCCGCTTCTATTTTAGGTGCAATCCTCTCCCAACCATTCATATAATCATCATCAACAAATTTAGTAAAATCTAAATTATCTCGCAAAAAATATAACGGTTCTTCTAACATACTTGCAGCAACAGTTTCATTAATTTGACCTTCTGACAATAATCTATAAATATTTATTATTTGTGTAACAGATTTCTGATCATCAGCGTCCTGTATTTGTCCCATTGTTTGATCATATATAAGTCTTTCTGTGTCGTTTTTTGTTTCTGCGGTGGAAAGTTTTAATGCATCTACTTTGCTATTATTAATCAATTGTAGTTCTGAAAATGTTAAATTCTCTTGAGGCTGATCTTTCAACTCAACAGGAGTAAGTTTTGACATTCTTTGTTGCTCTTGTCTTTGTTCAACACTAAGCTTGTAATCCTCTTGGCGTAAAGACTCAGTAGCAATTCTTGACTCTGTGAGTCTGCCCATTCTTTCTTCTTCTTCTTTTTTTCTTTCGTTGTCGGCAAGCATCATGTAATAGCTAAAGCCGTCTTTAAATCCTGATGAAAAACTCATTAATCAAATATCTTCTTAAGAAGATACCCTCCTGCTACTGCTAACAATACCCATGGTGCTGCTGCTGCCATGCCAGCCATCATGCCACCACTAGCAGCTGTTCCTGCTGCTGCTCCACCTGCTGCTGCTCCACCTGCTGCTGCACCGCCTGCTGCTGCTCCACCTGCTGCTGCTCCTGCACCCCCTGCACCTGTTGCAAGAGTTCCAGATAAAACACCAAAGCCTCCGCCTGCACCAGCTGCTGCACCGCCTTGTGC